ATTCTTCAGGTGTTTCGCACAGCCTGATGATGTGGATGCACGGTTCGTCTTCTTCGTATTCTTCTTCGGTCATTGGTAGGCCGTCGTGGGTGTAGCAGACAGGGGCGGTTGCCCACCCCTGTCCGATACCCACCTTCAGCCAGTCTTCGAAGGTGATGTCTTCCATTAGAACGAGTCCTCGTCAGCGAAATCCATTCTGCTGTTCGGGAACGCTTTCTTGATTGCACCCATTGTTTTGCCGGTTTGGTCGGGGACGACCGAGTTCCAACGCATCGAGAAACCAACCTCGTCGGCAACAACTTTGATTGACTTGCCTTTCGACCCGTCTTTCTTGGTGTATTCGTCTACTTCGACTCGTCCGGAGACGAGCACGGTGTCGCCCTTTTTGATGGACGCTGCGACGTTTTCTGCCAACTGTCCGAAGACGGTGATGGAGTGGAACGTGGTTTTCTTTTTGTCGTCTTTGCCGTGGGAGTCTGCGACGTTGAACGTGAGGACGTTCATGCCTGACGGGGTGACCCGAAGTTCGGGTTCCTGCGAGACGTTTCCGGCGATGGTGATGTGGTTCATTGTTCTTCCTTTGGGGATAGTTGTTTGTTTTTGTTTGCTGCTTTTGGGCAGACATGGGTTGGGGGTTCTGAGACCCTGACGAAAGTTACAACTTGGGTGTGGCAGCGGTCACATTGCCATTTTTGTTTTTTTGTTGGCACGTTCCGCCTTCCGTAGATATTTGAGCATTGCTGCGATGATGGTTGTGTTGTCTTCGAACATTCCGAGCATCCTGTTGCATTTGTCGCAGAGAAGTCCTCGTATCCGCCCCGTTTTGTGGCAGTGGTCTACGGAGAGGTATCGGATTTTTCCGCTGCGGTGGTTGCGTCGGGTTTCTTTCTTTTTGCAGATGGCGCAACGCCCGTTTTGGCGGGTGTGCATTTTGTTGTAGTCGGAAAGGTTGATACCGAACAGGTGTTTGAGGTGGTATTGCTTTTTTTGTTCGGTTGTCAGCCTGTTCGCCATTGGTAGAACCTGTCGAGTCCCCGCTGTTCGGAATACTCTGCTAAAAGTAGTCCGGCTTTCAGGTTTGTTCGGGGATTCAATAGGTCTTCTTTGGTTTTTATTAGACCTTTTGTTCGGAGGTATGTGACCCACGACACATCGTTGACCTGAAGGTAGCCCCAGTCTTGGGAGGTCACAATACCTAACGTGTTACGGTTCCTGCCGATGGAATCGTGCTGACAACGTGACTCACGCCACATCAGATACCTAATTTTGGGGAGGTCTTTATTTCGCCAGCCGACCTGCTTGGCTAGTTGTACCGCCCTATCGCATCTCCGGCGCTCAGAGGGCGTCTCAGAGGCTTCTGCGGGGCTTGTAGTGATGGCTAGAAGGGACAAGGACAGGATGAAGGGGGTCAGGATGCGCTTACGCAAGATGGTCTCCTTTGTTCAACGGACATGGTTCAGTTACGTTTCATAAACCTCCAAGTGTTAGACAGATTTGTTCAGTCTAGCCGAACCAACTCAGCGAACCTAACAGGCACCTCAACAAACTGCTCATCAGTTGTGTACTTCGTCGCCTTCCGCACAACCCGAGACCGCTTCACGACATCACCCGCAACAAGCAACGCATGAGAACGACCCGAATTCAACATCACAAAAATACTTTGCCTGTTCGCAAACTTCAACTTGCGAGCAGAAAAATGCACCGACTGAAACGGAAACTTCCCACCCAACCAGTTGTGCTTCACCTCAACCTCAAACGACCAGCCGTTATCACACAACAAATCGATACCGTACTGGTCAGGGTTCACATACAGGTGATACCCGTAACGGCGAGCAACCCACCTGATGACATCATCCTTAGCGTCATCATCCCGCCCGTACAGCACAGGGTCAAACGGTTTATTCAATGACATAGATTTCGTCACCGTTCTCCATGAACTTCATCACAATTTCTAGATGCCTCACCCTGTCTTTCAACTTGTCACGCTCGGCAGTCAACTCTTGAATCTTCGTGCGTAACAGTTCAATGGAACGGGCTGCGTCGTTGTAGTAATACTCCCAGATTTGGTCAGCCATCAGTAACCAGCCTCCTTCAACAAATCAACCCACCACGACACAGGCATCACGGCATACCAATCACCCACCTGCAACGTGCCTCTCCGTTTGACCACAGCCACACCAGTCTGAGCATTAGCGTTATTCACTTCCTCTTTCAACTCCGACATAAACTCCGACAACGTGATCTTCTGATGGTCCTTGACCTCGATCACGACAGGCCCGATGCCGGTCACATCACCCTTGTCGTTCACCCCAGCCAAAGCACGACGCTCGGCATACGGGAAACCGTTACGTTTCAGGAACTCCACGACCTGATTTTCGGCTCGTGTGCCTTTCTGTTTTTGTTTGCTCATCGTTCTCCCAAATCTCTTGAAACCATAAATCTCCATAAACTGTCCACGGGTGGTGCCCAAACTTGCAACACAACCTGTCTGCATGAAACACGGTCAGCCCGATACGTTGCCATGTAACGATTGACTGGTGATGCCGTTTCTTCCAATCGGCAGGCATAACCTGTAACAAAGGTTCAAGAGGTAGACGGGTCATCTTTCTTCTACGGGTCGAATTTCTGACCCGTCCTGCCTCTTTACATTCGTCGCATCGGCACCCGTTCGTGTACGAGGTGTAGATGCCGTGTCTCATTAGAACGGGCTTGGTGTGTAGAGGTCTCGGGCTTCCCGTTCAATCAACGAACGAATAAGGGTGGAACGTTTGCAGTTGCGTTGCTTGCAAAGTTCCTCAATCCATTCGATGTGCTTGTTGCCGAGGCGGACACCAACAATTTTTGCTGATGCTTCCAAACCGTCAGGGTCTACCGTTTTCTTGTTCGCCATCATGCACCTTCCTTGAATGATTTGAGTTCTTTGAACGCTGCCCGGAGGGCGGGGATGTCAGAGTTTTTGAGGTCTCCGTCCCATTCCAGTCCGGCGTTTTGTGCCATGACGTTCGGGTCGATGCCAGCCTTTGCGCAGGCCGCCAACAGTTGTTGACGCTGCTCGGGTGACAGTTCATCTGTGTCTGCGGTTTCCGCTACAGCCTGTCGGGGTGCTGCGCTACGGGATGGTTGGCGTGGTGCACGTTCATACACCTCATGGTCAGGGTCGGTTTCATCTGTCGGCAGGCAGAGGGTTTGCAGCAGGCAGGTGCGGAACGCCACCGACATCGCTTTGGCGGTTGCTTTGTCGCCGGAGTCCATTGACTCTGCCGAAACGGTAGCAGGGATGTATGAGCCGTCTGGTGCCCAAAACTTGTAGGTGACCGTCACACGGCAATGCCCCATCGAGGTGCGGTTCTTACCAACCTCAACGGTCGTGTAGTCGTTCGACACGATTTCGGGTGTGACCACAACCCCGTGCTTGCGCAGGGCTGGAGACACGGCGTTGACTACTGCGTCGATGCCACGGAAGTTGAAGTTCTGTGCCTGATTCCGTTCGCCTTTACGGACAGCACCGACATCTTCCATGACTCGGGACAGCAGTTCAATGATTTGTACTGAGGGTTTTGCTTCCATTACTTTGCTCCTTTCAAAAGCAATGTTCTTGTTGTTGTTTGCTTAGAGAACTGTCGGGCGATGTCAGGCATTGCAGCCTTAAACCCTTTGATGTCGAGCGAGTCCCTGGTCTGTGCTTTCCATGTAGCGACGACCGTGCCGTTGACTGTAGCGGTATCTGCTTCACCAATCAAGTCGCACAGTTCGGCTTTCAACTGGTCTTCCAGTTCGGCATACGCTTTCGCCTCAGCCTTAACGTGCTTCAACCGTTGGATGAGATCGAGGGCCTCAACTGGGAGTTCTTCGACACGGGCCTCCGCTTTCAGGTAGCGACGGTTAATCGTCTCGTAAGACCACTTCACACCGGCTGGGGTCATCCCCAAGTCGATAGCGTTCAACCACTTCTCAACAGCCGAAATGTGTTCGGCCTGCTCGGCAGGCGTGATTTTCTGAACGTGGAGATGGAGTTGCATTGACGGGTCGAACACCGCCCATGTCACTTCCTCAACATCGGCGCAGATTGCCTGCTGGATTCCTTGGATACGCCAGTAGTCGGGCAGTTCACCTTCCCACGGTTTCGTGGTGGTTTTGATTTCCAGCACGGCCCGGTCGTCTGCTGTTTCGTAGAAACCGTCGAGGGTGGCGACCATGCGGGCACCGCCTTTCGACTCGGCAACAAACATCTCACCGGGTGTGATGTATGGCACACCCAGTTTGTCGGATGCCCATTCCATCACGAACGGTTCGAGACGGTTGCCACGTTCCATAGCAGGGTTCGGAGGGATAGGTGTCGGAGGAACCTCTGACATCAACTCTGCTGCGTAAGTGTCCATCGGAACGAACGGATGCAACCCGTAGATTGCTGCGACCGCCGAAGCAGACACCCGCTTGTTTCCATCTTCGTCTCGGAACCTGATCGTCAGCCAGTCTTGGCCTCCGTGTTCCGGTTTGGCAATACGGTAACGCTTGAGCATTGAAGCCCCTTTCTGTTGTTGTACGGATTGCTCCGCACCTTACAGAAGGGGTGTGCTAGTTGTCAATAGGTTTCGTGAAAGGTGTCAGAAATGTCACACTGCGGCGCATAGCGACAGGGATGTGGATGACATGATCGTAGAACCCGTCAGGCGATTTTGATTGGGCGATGGTCAGATGGTTGGGTTTCCCGCCGTCTTGTTCGCTGACCAGCATCCCCACGGTACGAACCAAATGTTCGTCCTTGTCGTCGGGGTCGAGGGTGTCCCAATGGCCTTCGCCTGCGTGGGCGTCAGCCCACACAATCAGAACGAACTGGTGGTCATTCTCCATCGCCGGTCCAATCTTCTTCGCCTTCAG